GCTACCCCTGCCATATGGAAAGGATGCATAAGAATGTTATGCTCTGCTTGGAATACGAACATGAAGTTAAACGTACCTGAGATACCTAAAGGCATACCATCAGAGAAAGATCCCTGACCAAATGGATATACTAAGAACACTGCGAAAGCAGCAGATACTGGTGCAGAGTATGCAACACAGATCCATGGTCTCATACCTAAGCGGTATGATAACTCCCACTGTCTGCCCATGTAAGCAGAGATTCCAATAAGGAAGTGGAAGATAACCAACTGATATGGACCTCCGTTATACAACCACTCATCTAATGTGGCAGCTTCCCAGATGGGATAGAAGTGTAATCCAATAGCGTTGGAAGATGGAACGACAGCACCAGAGATGATGTTGTTTCCATACATGAATGAACCTGCAACAGGTTCACGAATACCGTCGATATCGACAGGTGGAGCAGCAATAAATGCCACGATAAAGCAAGTAGCAGCAGCTAACAAGCAAGGAATCATTAGAACTCCAAACCAACCAACATAAATGCGGTTGTTTGTACTTGTAACCCACTCGCAGAACTCACTCCATCCTGACAGTAGACCTTGCTCTCTTCTTGAGATAGTAGTCATCTGAAATTAATAGAACGTTTTTTGCAGTGGTATAAAAAGACTAATCCCTTAAGGGAATCCCCGTGGTCTTGGTTTGAGGTAAGATGAAATGTCCGAAGACACTAACATTATATATAAAAGTTTACATTCTGTCAAATGTCTATGGACGGTTCTCCAAGTGGATCTGATAAAGATTGTTCACCTCTGAGAATGCTGCCATCATATCACCTCCTTCAGAATATTTCTCAATTAAATCTGCGATGATACCTGTCTTAATAATTTCATCACAAAATTCATACGCTTCTCGTCCGATGGTGTTGTACTGAACGAGTGCTGCCAGAGCAAACTTTCTCTGGTCTAGGAGGTCAGAGTTATCGTAGCGGTATGAGTCAATCATAATTAGGCATAGAAAAAGGAACCTACATTAGAAAGTATGTAGGCTCCTATTATAGCAATAAAAATTAAATGCTGCATGACTGGGTAGAAATACTTACAGTATTATATAGGTATTTCTACTCTTGTCAAGCACCTGAGGGTACAGGTACAGGTTGTAGTTGATCTACCCTGATACCTTTACCTCCTCCTTGGTCATCGTCATCATCATTACGAATGTAACGCAACACTAATTCTATCGCTACGAGTGCTGCCATTGGATAGAAACACCAAAGGATAGCAACTAACGGAGATATAGTATTGGTTTCGAATGCTAAATCAGACAAGTGTTGTTGATGCGATTGTACTTAAACTAGCTGCTGCCATAAAGATATATGGCACAAACTTTAATGGAACTGGGTTCATTAGACGTAACCTGGAATGATTTGTCCTGTGGTTAGGTAAGCACCTAGTCCTGCAATGATGCCGAGCATTGCTAATCTTCCATTTAATTTTTCGGCAATTGTTTTTTGTGTCTTATCATCCATTAGAATATACCTGGAATGATTTGACCAGTGGTGACGTAAGCACCGATTGCTGCAACGAATCCAATCATTGCTGCCCATCCGTTAAACTTTTCTGCTTCTGGTGTCATTGTGTTACTCCTTTTCTTTGATTTGTAATAGGGTTAGAAAGTTCCTGCTCATGCAGGGGTGTAAGAGACCTTGGTGTTTAGACTACACCTGGTACGATCCATCCAAATAGACCATAGTTTACTACTGCTGCTACAAGACCAATCATCGCAAGGCGACCATTGATTAGTTCTGCGTTCTTCCAGTAGTCATATCCTTCCATCACCTCGATTGGAGGTTCTGATCCGAACATGTTTTGTCTTCCACCGTCTTCGTTAGTGATGCCAAGTCTGGCTCGTGAAGAAGTTGTCATGTTAAGTAGTGTAAAGAACTGTTACATAATTATATAGCAAAGATTAAATTTCTGTCAAGCCCTAAGGGTGTTGATGTCCACACTGTGACATAGGTGTGACAGTTATGTAAAGTGGAACCATCCAGTTGCGATAATTTTCTCTGAAGTATCCGACTTCCTACCTCTATGGTGGTGTGTCCAATCAGACGGCCAGATAACTGTCCTACCTTTCTTCGCAGGGACGTAAAGATCTTGATGGAACCACTCAGTACCACCATCAGGAACGTCATTAAGATATGTCATCCATACAAGATGTCTGTATGTGGATGCTCGTGAAGATGATTGACGTTCACAATGCCATAGGTGGTAGCCACCACCAGGCTTATAGTATTGTAAGTTAAAGAACTCTTCTATCTTCCAGACTGTAGTCTTAGAAGCAAGTGGAAACTTATCAACGTATCTATTTGCTGCATCATTAAGTGCACCTACAAAGTCTGATACTCTAAGGTCATTGATACCAACGAACACTGCTGTGTCCATTGAGTCTTTGATCTCTGCATTATATAATCCTTGACCATCATCACCAATGGTTTCACCTTGCCATGTATTAAAGATCTCTTGGTTGTGATAGAAATCTATGATGCCATCTACTACCTTCTCATCCATGTCCTCCATGTAAATGAAATCGGTAGAAGGATGTGCAATCCTACCATCATATAGTATTGGATCTGGATTTAGTTTGGTTACTTCCATGCTGGTCCTTGTATCCATCCGACTAAAGAATTTCTGACTCCTTTCTTAACAGGATTGACTTGATGATAGTCATCTGATTGGAAGAAGATCATTGTACCTGCCTTGAGGGGTATCTCTTGGTTAATAAGTACGAACTCACCACCCTCAAAGTCCTCATTTAATAGGAGAGTGAAAGAAATCTTACGGATCTTTTCATTAGGTCTTTTATTCCTACACCACTCCGACTCATCTTGATGCCAATCATATCTGTCACCTTCCTCATACTTGGTGACCTGTAATGGTTCCAAGAAATCTATATCAAAGTACCAGTTCGCTGCTTCGTTTACTCTTGTGCAATAAGATTTCACAACGTCATTGAGTGTTTGAGATTCGATAAAGGATACCTTTGATGTCCTTACACCATCGATCTCTGTCTCTTCATACTCTGGAGTACCTATTGCATCCTTGATCCTAGTAAACTCATCATCTTCTAGCTCAACTGTTACATAACGATCTCTGTAATTCATAACGGTCCTCTACTTATACTCAAAGGTTCTGGTTCTCTTAGCATACCCTGTCCTTTACCTGCAAAGTTCATAGAGATAACAACTCTCTGCTTTGATGATTGGTTTGGGTCTTGACAATGGTGTACAAATGATGGGAAGAATACTATATCACCTTCCCTTACTTCGGGAGTGAACTCTTGTACCTCACCATTAATATAGTCAGGGAAGGGTGAATAGAATGTAGTAGGTTTATGTATCGTAGGATCGAAGTCCACATACATTACTGCTGACACTCCGATAGGACCATGATTATGTACTCCGTGCATCTTTCCGTTGGCAGTAGCTTGGTACCACATATTAATGATACGCAACGGTATTGGATAGTCCTCCTGAAACTCATCTAGGACGGGTTCTAATGCCTCTTTAACGAGGTAATAGTAGTCAGGTAACACTCCACGCTTATTATTATCATAAAAATCTGACTCCATGTCGTCAAAAGACGTTCTACCACTGGAGGATATGGTTGCTAGGGTACTACCACCCTTTAACTCACTTAGAATTCTTGGTTTCCACTTGTCCCACTCAGGGATATGAAAACTCTCAATTGGAACTAGAAACATTTTTAATAAACCATTCAGCATCAACAACAGCAAGAGCTTTCTTTCTATTCTTCTTCATGAATAGTATAGGCTCATGATCACCAGAGTTTGCTTCTGCCTGTGCATATGCTTCATACACATTGAGTTTCTCTTGGTTCTTGCATTCTATACTAAAGGGAAACTTTTGTCTAGCATCCCTTGCCATTATCAGGTCTTCACCACCTGCACCCATGCTTCTAGACTCAATATCCTCAGGGTGTACACCTCTATGCTCAATAAGCATATCTCTAACCCACTTCTGAAAGTTTCTACCTTTTGCTTTAGCACTCTGTGGTCTCATAACTGACCTCTAGGATTAGTTCTTCTATTGATAATAGAAATGAATTTATCAGCAGCAAAAGTACCACCCAAACAAAAGTCTAATTCATCACCGTCTTGCCAGTTAACATCACCATTCATCTTGGTGTGATTAAACAACTCTTGCAGTTTATCAATGTGTTCTTGGGTTACTTTCATAGTATAAGTTCTTCTGGTACACATCTATGTATATTGATGTTGTAAGAGATAATTGTCTTACGATCTGATGTATTCTTCATGCCACGATGTGTCCAATGAGATGGGAATACTATTAGATCGCCTTCCTTACAATCCAATGTCATAGCTTTCATAGTGTAAGGAGATACTACCTGAGTGGGAGCAGAATCACTAGGAAACTCCAGATAATACACACCAGTAAAATGTCTACCATGAATGTGCCATACATGGTTCGATCCTTTTTCATATTGTTGATACCATATTTGATCTACAGAAAAATCCAAGTACCCTAGTTCATCCATGGTCTTGGTTAATGCTTTAAAAAGATAAGGTTTGATTACTTCTACCCACTCTCTATCAAAATCAAATGAGAAATCAAAATCATACTTAGAAATGTATGATGTCCCATCATCTAAAGGAGGATCACCAGACTCTGCTATCAGAGATAAGATCTTCTCTCTTACCTGTGGTGGCAGATCATAATGATCCTTTGCAATGCAATCTTGTACTGGAATTTTATCCATAAAGATGTACGTTATGTGACCTACGAGGTGGTTTGTACACTAGAACTGGTCGTCTAGCAGCAAGATATATTTTGAGTAGTGTCTCACTACTCACCGCCATCGTTGTCGAGTTCGTCGTAACCGTATTTCTTTTCTTTGTTTTGATCATACCATGGGTGAATGTAAACGTTGGGGTTCTCTTTGAGTGCGTCATCTAATCGTAGTGCTAAAGATTTTAATTCACTAGCGATCTCTTTTACATGTTCATAATTCATGCCCTGTTTTTCCTATGTGGTAATCGTTTTGGATGGGATCCTCTTTGATAGAGGAGATAGTTACATGGTCTTTGCCATGTCGTTTGTAAATAATTTCCTCTACTTCATCTATAGAGTCACACACTACTTCCTCATGGAAAGTTAATCCATGGATGACCTCGTTACCGAAGTCGCCTTGTCCATGGATGTGTGTTCTTACTTGTACTTTAAACTTCACGGTTCATAACCTTTGCCCAATCTGCATTAAAGATCTGCAAACCTTTCTCGGTTAAGATATGATTGTACATACCCCAGAATAATTTAGGTGGCATAGTTACGATGTCTGCACCAACTTCGAAACATTTGGTAACATCGTATACAGTTCTTGTTGATGCAGCAAGTATCTGTGTATCTCTTTCATGAGTTTCGAATGTCTTAACGATGTCTGAAACTAATTCGATGCCATCAAAATTATTATCTTGTAACCTACCTACAAATGGTGACACATACTTAGCACCTGCTTTAGCAGCAAGGATTGCTTGTGCTACAGAGAAGATAAGAGTTACATTAACAGGTATCTCATCAGACTTTAAGTCTTTACATGCTAGAAGACCCTCTACAGTACAGGGAACTTTGATAGTAATGCTTGGGTGGATATTAATATATTCATCTGCCATTTCTAACATCTGTTCAGAGGTTTCACCTGATACTTCAGCAGATACAGATGCATCCCATGAAAATAGATCAGTAACCCTCTTTAAAATTTCTGTTGGATCTTCCCCTGCTTTAAGCATGAGGGAGGGGTTAGTAGTTACTCCATCAATAAGACCAGTATCAACTGCTTTAGTAATCTCTTCTACGTTGCTACTGTCTAGGAAGATTTTCATTGCTCTTTTGTCGTTGCATTATTTAGTAAGGAGGGAGGTTGGATTCCTGTATACCAACAAATAACGGGCATTACTACAGTAGTAAAATACGTTATTGCCTGAGACCCGATTGGTTGATCGGTTCTGCATCGCTGCAGCAGCACCACCTGTGTCTCATCACCTTAACTAGCGGTTGCCAGTAAGTTTATTCAGTCACTCCCATGTGTGATCAACACAAAAGTATTATGGCATGAAAAAAGGAGGGTGTCAACCCCTCCTTGTATCTTACTTCTTCTCAACCTTGATTCCTCTATAGACTAGAGGTTGTTGGGAAGTTTTTTGTGCATCCTGATTAGGACGATTGTTGGTGTCGTAAGAAACACCTCTGTATGTGACTTGTGCCATTTGGTTTCTCCTAAAGTAGTTGGGATTGTAGCCCCGTTCCTTCAGTCGGCTTTTGCGTCCCAATCACACTCTAGACCCACAGCCTCTGCCAAATGAACTTTGTAGAGTTCTATCACTTCTGCTTTCGCTTCTGGTGATAGTGTTTTGTGGTTCCTTGCTCTCTCTATCTTATCAGAAATATCTGAGCAGGTAGTGGCAGAGGCAAGCAATAATCCTAGTAGGTGTACCATGGGATGAACGATTCCGTTCCGAGTCGGCTTACTTGCGTCCCCCTATGGGGATGAACGTATTGTCATGATAACATAACATAGTTATTTATGCAACTTTACGTTTTCTTAATCCTGTTCGGTAAACCCAACGGACGTGTCCGTCTCAAGTCCCTGCGTAAAGCACGGAGGAAACTCAAG